TTCCTCAACTACAGACTGTTTTATTTGTTTCATATCCATACTGCTTTATTTTACCACTCTTTAGGGTATAAGTCCAGCTTTTTGTCAAGGAAGATGACAAAATTATATACTTTGTATTACTACCCAGTCGTTATCATAGTACTCTGGGGTCAATTCTGTCAGGTCAATTGACGGATCAATGACTGTGGCTGAAGGTCTGCCACAATATAAATTAAAATTAGTTGTCACATCTGTCTGTGTTAGGGATCGATTATATATTGCTATATTGTTGTATAGGTTATCTGGCCCGCCTAAAGTTTCATAATTAAATTGAAGGTTTCCAGTAACTGGTGTAGACAATACAAGGACTATGTGATGAGGCTCTCCAGCGACCAGGAAATTGCTTATATTGGTCTGTGAGGTCTTATCTACCCCATTGACGTAAAAGGCGCTTATAGAGGCCTTAGAGACCGTTCCTGACCCATTCCAAGCGTACCTTGTACTGGTTGTTGGGTCATAAAATAAAGTTGTGGCTCCAGTTGTTTTAGGGGTAAAAAATAACTCTACGGTCTTTATATTTAATACGGTATTTATGTAAAATCCATACCCTGAGCTCGGCCTAATTCCATTATTGTAATGTCTTAAAATTGGAGAGTAGTTTAAAGATCCTATTTCAAAATGATTGTCAGATTGAATATAACTACTATGGTTATCTGCATATATTTGAGATTGACTGTAAAACCTAATTGAAAAATATGATAACCTTGGCAGGAATTTGCTGGCATCAGAAGTAGACATAGTTATTTTAATATATAAAGTTCCACTTGTGCTAAAACTTCCTTTTTTGTATTGAGGGATTGCTTGTCCATTTACACAATATGACCAATTTGTTCCATCTACACTTGTTTCTACCTCTACCCCTGAGTTATTGCGCCACTCAATTTTAGAATCTATAAGTCCTAGTGCTGTTGGAATAAACAAAAAATCGTTTATTACAAATGATTTTGATTGAGGGGTGGTTGTTGGAATAAAAGCCAAGTATTTGCCTTTATCGTCGTAGTAAGTATTTGAATCTACAAAATCATCAAGTTGAGCGTCTATTCCATATGTATAGCTCAAGTCTATTTTTTTATTTCTATCTGAGCAAGAAAATAAAACACCGCCTTCTGGATTTACCACCTGTATTGGTTCAATATAAAAACTAACGTCATTGTAATGACTTTTAATTTGGCTTGAACTTAATCCATATCTATACACAGCTGGGGCGTCTACTATAAAACTGTCTCCTAATTCAGTTGGGCCTATTTTTAAATTTAATGATGTGTTAGTAAATTTAAAATTTGAATTTATTGTTTTAACATTTACCTGAGTGCCATCAATATACAATGCTATAGAATTTACGGAATATACCCCTACAATATGTACAGCTTTTTTATTATATGTCAGGGCCCATCTAACCTGCTCAGAATCGGAGACCTTAAATATTACATCTCCGTTTTCCCAATACAGTCCTATATTGTTTGTAGAATCTGCAAATAATGTTGTTGCGCTAGAGGACAATATATACGGACTTACCCATAGTTCTAATGTAAAATCATTATCTGATGAATATTTGTTAGCCAGCCCATTTGATACACTTGATCCATAAAAATCTTTTGACGTAGGTACTGTTATATAAGCAGTGTTTGTTATTCTTGTTCCTGAGACCCCGCCTGGAATTATTGGCAACATATTTCTTGCAGGCGATCCTACATATGTGCCATTATTACCGCAGCCTGAAATATCAATAGCGGTAGTACCAGAGGTTTCGTCTAATGGCCAGAAACCTATAGGATAATCTTTTATTACCTTTAGTTGATAAGTCATAATATTATTATACTATATTTAAATAGTTAGGATTATTGTACAACTTCGACACCAGAGATTGTGAGAACGATTCCTCCAGGAATACTTGCTGAGGCAAATACGGTGTCTCCAGGATTTACAACTATTGTTACGTCGTGTGATTGAATTGACTTGTCGTTAATGGCCAGGTCTGGGAAAACCTTATTGTAATCCTGAGCATCTTGACCAGCTGGCGCAATATAGATTGCATACTTTAATGTTCCATTATATACGTTTGAAACAACTATATTTTTAATGATTGCTTTGTTGCTAAATACTTTTAGTGGAGTTGTTGCTAAAGGAGTTAGGATTAATGGTCCAACAAATCTTTCTGGAACGTATGCCATCTACTCTCCTTAAACTATTGTCCATTTAGAAATAAGGTCTCTTTCAACCTGACCCATTTCATAATCACTTATAGATCTGTTATAAATAATAATTTCTCCTAGATCAAACTGCCCGTATGTAGACAAATATCGACCTATTGCTTGTCCTGACATATTTGATGGGGCACCATCTGAAGCTCCAAGAGCTACGGTTACTCCGTTTCTTCTAACTTCTCTTTTGTTATTTAAATTATCGTATCTTATAGCATAAAGCTCTGGCTGTCCAGGTGTTACTGCTGGAACGATTGCATTGATATCGTCATTTCCAAAAACAGCTCTTAGCGATGTTGGGATAGTATAACCAAATGCTAGGTTAGATCTTGTAGCAGTTCCTTGTCCGCCAATAACAAATGAGCTAGTTGTCTTTGTTGTTTTAGTTGCTACATAAAAAAAGGTAAAAGAGGTGTTTGCAAGCCAGGAAAGAGTTGGGTCTGCAAATGTCATAAACTGATTGACACCATCAAATCTTAAAGCTGGCAATGAGTTGATTGCCGCTAAAACATATGTTGGCTGGTTTGCTGCTGTATTTTGAACAAAGTTTCTTAAATATTGAGATCTGTCTTTTGCCAAGTAGCATTTATTGCCAGCGTTTAATTCAAAATTATCTACCGCTGTTCCGTCTAACCACAATTGTAATCCAAACTGGCTGTACCTCGATCTTTTAAATAAGGATCTTTGTGATTCTAACATTACGCCTCCTGTAAAGATTCAAATTCTTCAGCAGCTGCTAAATTTGACTCTAGCTCTTCTGAAGTAAAATCTACAAGTTTGACTCTATAGACGGATCCTTCTAAAAAGTATGGGTCGCAAAACACCATCTTTTGTTTTTCTGAATCATGCTCTAAATATTCTAGAACCTGTACTAGGTTATTCTCTTCTTTAAACTCATCATTTGGACCTGAGAGTGGAAAAGAGGTATTTGGAAATAAAGTCTGAAGGGTTCCAGATCTTTCTACCGTTTCTGAATTAAGTACAGCATAGTACATTTTATCCGTGACTCCATTCAGCCATTGGAACAATTGTTGCATAGTTTGTAGACTGATATCTTGTATCAAATGAGTACGTAAATGTTGATTTAAATATATCAATATTTGTACCATTTGAATATACGTTTCCATTAGAGTCTCTTCCATACTTTGCAATTCCAGCTGGATCTACAACATAAAGTCTCATACCAACGTTTCCATCACTATTAGAGCTTTCTGCGTGGAAAATAAACTTGTCTTTTTTAAAAGGAACTAGTTTTGCGCCCCAATCTGTGGAAGCCCATTGGCCCGTGTAATACTTTGTAGGATCTTTAGTATTAAAGAAAATAATATTGATACCTGTTTGATAGTAGTAGTATGGTGCATAGCATGCAAACCAGTTGTTATCCCAGGTCTGCATATAACGCATTCCATAGTAAGTTCCTTGCTCAATTCCATAAGAAGTTGTATTGCTACGTCCGTTTCCAGTTGTTAAAGTTCCAGAAGTTGAAGCAAAGTTTGGTGCAAATGTTGCGTATCTTGTGTGGTGATGAGGAACAAATCTTGCTATTCCAACTATGTTATTATCTCCCATAACAATGTATGCTTTTCTTCTTGACTCGTCGTAGTTCTGCGAATTATCCTGTTGCCATTGGAAATCATTGTAGTAATAGTAAAGTGATTGTGTTAATGCTGTTGGGGTGCCAGCAGTTTTTGCCTCTGACAAAAATCTGTGCATAGTTCCCGCTGTGTAGTTTTCTGGATCTAAATCTCTATTAGTATTCTTCCATACGTGAAGTCTGTAGTTATTAAGGTTATCTCTAGGCTCTAGAAGGGCTAAAGTATTAGTTCTTTTATTATAAGAAATAGCTGTATATCCACTATTAACGTTAGTCCATGTTGCATATGTTGAGCCCATTGTAACGTGCTCTAGTGGAGCAGTGCCGCCTCTAGGATAAATTCCTACAGTAGCGTTTCTGTAATAAATTGAATATCTTGGACGAACTCCTTCTCTTTCAATCATTGTTCCAAAGAATGGCCAGTACTCATTTACCCAGTTGTACCAAACACCGTGTGCAAACTGTGCATCTGATCCTGAAGCAGGAGCATGTCCTGGCAAGTGAACAAGCCAGTTTCCTTCATCTTGCTGGAAACATGTTCCTTTTACAGAAGAGTGACCTGTGCCTCTAGTTCCCTGAGAAGTGTTTGTATATCTGGCACCTCTATCAGGCCAATCTTGACCCTCTGTATCATCTCTTAAATATCCGCCATACATAGGCTGCATGTTGCTGCTATAAGTTACGAATGCTGGTTCGTTAGATCTATTTGTGTAAACACCAAATGTAGGGAGAGGGTTTCTTGTGACTGCATTATTTTTAATATTATCATCAATTAAATCTACTTGGGCAATAGAATCGTTAAGGCTTAAAGATCCTGCAGAGGACAATAAGATAGATAGCATTTGAGGACTTGTGTTTAGTCCTGCATTCAGGTTATTAAAAACTGATAGGTCTAAGTCTGGTAATGCTATTGAAGTACTGTTTGATGATATTGTTGATATTGCCACTTTTTTCTCCTATTTATATTATATTTTTAAATCTGAAAATGCGTACGATCCAAAAATTGTTGTTCCATTATTTCTAGTATAGAAATTTAGAACTGTTGTATCTAGTGATAGAACTGGTTGAATGTTTGACGCACCGCCACCGTCCCATATAATCCCTGCTGGCCAGTTTATAGTATATGAACCACCAGCCTTGATTTCTAATTGCCAAAATTGTGCAACGCTTGTAGTTGAGGCAATATTTGAAAAGGCTACTGTAAAATTACCACCAGCAATTACTTTAAAAACATTTGATGCAGATAAGTCTAGCGTAAGGGTTCCGCTTGACTTTGTTCCCAGATCAGAGAACTGTGCTGGAATATTAAAGTATGGCTTACCTTGTCCATCTATTGGAGCTTGGAGATATGTGTATGTCCAAAGTGCTGGTACTACTGAATTTGGGGTCTGTGTAATTGGCATGTTATTCCTCTTCTGGTAGTTCTAGCTCAGGCAAATCTGCTGGGCGAGGCACAACCGATCTAGTTTCTTCTGGTAACTCATCCCACTCAGCTTGATAGGCTTTTAGATCTTCAAGAGCTTTTGCGTGGTCTGCAATTCTTACTTCATTATCCGTCTTTCCTGGATATTTGTCAACAACAACGCCGTCGACAACTGTTAGTCTATGAGGTAAAGATGTAACAATATCTGTTTCGTATTGTCCATTTTCATCAAATACTACTACTCCGTCATAACAATTTAATTTCATTTTTTCTCCTATACCCTTCTTGTCCAGTGTGCTAAAGATTGTAGCCCTGGGTAGTTTGTGCTTGTGTAATCTGTATCAAATTTACCCCGTTGTCCATTGTTTACCAAGCCAAGATTGCCGCCATTACTTATTGTTCCGTTTGTAACTCTTCCCTGTAACGCTGCTTCTGGCTCTTGAATATACAGTATTAGTCCGTAATTGTTATCCACATTGTGTGTAGAGTCATTAAACATAAACTTGTCTTCTTGGTACGGAACTATTTGGCATCCACCACTTGTAGTTCCGTGCTGACCAATAAAGTAATTTCTAGGATCTCGTGTATCAATAAAGTACACATTCATTCCTGCGCCATAGTAGTAATAACAATTGTAAGCTGCTACCCAATTATTGTCCCAGCTAATTTGATGACGCATTCCATATCTATTGCCCTGCTCAATTCCATAAGAAGTTGTTAATGAAATTGTATTAAAAGATGTTACTAGCTGTTGAGTTGATGGATTATAGGTTGCATAGTTATTTGCATTTGATGGGACCATTCTAGCCATTCCAATAATGCCGTTATCGCCAACTACAACACGCATGCGATATCTTGACTCATTATAGCTCTGAGAGCTATTTGCTTGCCACTGGAAATCATAAAAATTATAACTGCAGGTTCCTGAGCCTTGTCCTACGTCAAGAAGTCCTGTTTTTGCTTCTCTTAAGAAAGCAGCCAAAGTTCCTGGATAATAGTTATCACTATTTAAAGATCTATCAATTCCTTGATTGATCCATCGATGTAGTCTATAGTTGTTGCTTCCGTCTTTTGCTGCAACCACTACAAGAGTTCTGGTTCTGTCGTTATAGCATGCTGAACCATACTGGGTTCCGCTTACCCATGTAGAATATGTATTATCATTAAGGTTTACGTTTTCATAATATCCTTCATAGATTCCACGTTCCATAATTCTTAATGTTTCGTTGTTAGAGAATAAAGAGAAGTTTTGTCTTACTCCCCTTTTACCAATAATAACTCCAAAGAAGGGCATGTACGAAGGAGCTACGTCAGCATTCATTGCTGTGTAAGTTCTATTTCCAGCATTTAATCTCATAAACCAGTGTCCGTCTGCTTGCTGCATTGGTGTTGCTTGGCTCCAAGAAGTCGTCCAGCTGCTTGTGTTAATGTGTGAGTTTGTATAGTTGATTCCAGTCCATGGTGCCCACAGCTCTGAATCAGTATGCTGACTTCCTGCATCAATTGGTCTAAGTCTGCTATTATAAATATTCCAAAATGGTCTGTTGTCTCGGCATGAGAAAGTTGCAAATGTTGGCAGAGGGTTTGTAGAAGGAAGATCTGCCACAACAGCATTTGCGTTTGCAATTGCTGCATTTAATTGTGTTGTGGTTCCAGTCGATGCAAGGTTTGAAATGATTGCCGCAACTGTTGGGTTCGCTGCTATTGCTGCGACTGTCTGGTCTTGAACTACCTTGTCTATGCCAGGTAAAACAATTTGCGTAACTGTATTTGCAACTGCCATTTTCTATTTCTCCTAAATATTTTTAATTAAATTGTTGTTATTTTAACGCCAGAGATAAATGCTGTAACAGAGTTTGCGTTAACTGCTGAAAGAACGATTGCGTCTCCCGCATTTAAAACCTGCTTAACATCTATAACTGTAATTTGACGAGGTGCTAGATCAATGTTCTTGAAAAAGAAAATTCCTGCAAATTTTGCGCTTGCTTGTTGTGCAATATCCGTAACGTTGCATAGGGTAACAGATGTAATAACATCTGTCTCTCCTGCTGGGACGGTATAAACCTGAGCCTCAGTTGTTGTAACGCTACCTCCGAATAGTCTTGCTGGTAAACTTATTTGTGCCATTTTATATTACTCCCATGTTTACGAATAGATTGTAGTTATCTACTGCTGCATTTACTAATGCTATTTGCTGATTTCCAGAAGTAACGACAGCATTTACCTGAGACGACCCAGCGTTAGTGATTGTTTGAACCTGTCCGCTAGATGCATTTGTTATCTCTGAAATTTTAGTATTTGTTACTGCCACAATGTCGTTGACTCCCAAAAGGGTGCCAAGGGATTCGAGGGACTTAGCCAAGAATACGAGGTCTTGTGTAGTAAGAGTTGATGCAGACAATGCGTTGATCTTTGTCTTTACCAAATCAATTTGGTCTGTTAATGATGCTGACATTTAATTACTCCTTTAGAATATTGTATCATAAAAATTATTAGGATGGAACCTCTGGAAGGGTATATTTTAGGTCTTCCGTCATGGTTTCTGGAAGGTCTCTAAGTGCCTGTCTATAGGTTTCCCATTCTGCTACCTTTGCTTCTGATAGACCTGAATTTGATAGCTGAGTCCAGTCTGATCTCATTAGCATTTCATTTCTGTCTGCTCTTAAATTAGCATATGAAGAATCTGTTTTTAATGAAATATAGTATGCATCTTTTTCCTCTTCAGTCATAGCAATTGGAGCTCCAGATACTAGCTTAAATATCTTTCCATCTATATCTTCTGCAGCCTCATACCAACCGCTACCTGGATTTTCTTCGGCAACTTTCATTTGCTCTTGTACACCATTTTTATCAAACTTTATATAATTCATATTTACCTGTTCCCGAACAATAACGCTGTTCTATTCCAAATTTTATAAGAAGTCTTTATATTAAACTGATTATCGTGATCATTATATGTAAGAGCTGCTTGAGTCATTTTAAGGTCTGGTTGAACCCAAAAATCAGAAAATGTATTATGCAAATCATAAAACATATTTGAGTCAAGGTACCATGAAACATAGCCAGACTGCCAATAATACATAGTATTTGTTTGAACTACTGCCACTGTAGTTCTTGATGGAATAGTTACGTTGAAATTCCACTCATAATATGAATTTCCGCCAGTTCTATTAGCTGGTACTGTCCAGTTAACGTCTGTAACGGTACTATATGATCCATTAGTATTTGGGGTTCCAATACATACTCCAGAACCATCATATCCAGAAGACCAATAATTTGAATAGTGCCCCCACATAGTAACTGTTTTAGATTGTGTTGGGTGATGATTTCTTAAAAACATTGTACGTAGTCTAAATGGAGCATATGAGTTATTTCTTTGATGGGCAATATGAACGTCATCATTACCTACCTGAGAATTTTTTGCATAAATCAATCTATTATTTTCAAAAGACATTGAAGAATATCCAACAGTATTTTGTCTATTATTTGTTCCAAGAGAGAACCAGAATGCTCTTTCGCAGTCTGCTTGTGTGTTTCCAGTTAAATAGTTATGGTAGTTTGTCCAAGATTCTCCAGCTGCCCATGTCTGCCACCATGTTTGGTTTCTTTCGTTAATTGTTGTAATTGTAGGAATCATGTATGGTCTGCGAGTACCATCTGTTACCTCTCTAAATAGTCTGTCTTCTGCATTTGTAACACCTAGAGATTCTGGTGTAATTCCTAAAGAAGCTCCATTAACTCCAATAGCTGCTAGATCTGACGCCTTAAGTCCTGACGACAACGTTATAAGTGAGTCTAATGATGCCATTATGCGAGTCTCCATCCTTTTGCGCTATTTGAATATATTAATTTCATAGCTTTATTATTTACGTTAAAGATAAGGTCTTCTTGTAGTCCCTGAATTCTTTCACCGTTTCTAGCTATTGTAAAGAAGTTTGTTGATGCATTTCCAGAAATATCAACTATCTCTACAACAAAGCCAATTGAAGGTCCTGCTGGAAGTGTTAAAGTTAATCCACCCACTCCTCCACCGCCTGCTGGCGTATTGACAAAAAGTCTATCTCTATTTACTAAAAGCTTATTAGAAGATACAACTTGCCAAGGATTATAACCAGCACTTGCTGCCAATGCAGATGCTGTCGCAATATTTGATTCCTGATTTGTTATTACTCCCTCTAGAGAAGTAACTCTAGGATTAATATTATCGTAGGCTGCTTGAAGTGTATTATATTGACCTGCTAAATTTGATACTGCTACTCCATTTGCTGTACCACTGACAAGGGTAATTGTGGCTGCACCAGCATTATCAATTTGTGTAATTGCATTTGCAGTAGCGTCAACAATATCGTCTACACCAAGTGCTTCTGACAAAATAAGTACTGACTTTGATAAATATAGTATCTGTTCAGCATTTAAAGTCGATGACGATAAAGCATTAATTTTTGCTTTAAGTGTATTAATTTGATTTGCTAACGTTGCATAGTTAGCGGCGCTACCAAAATCTGTTGTGATAATATTACTGAAAGCAGACTCTTCTCCTTGGGTATTTACGCTAGTAACGGCTCTAATTTTAAATCTATAGGCAGTCGCTGGCGTAAGTCCAGTAACAAGAATTGGGGATGTTGTTCCTGATCCAGTTCCCCCAATTGGAGTTGACTCAACGGTATATCCAATGATTGTTTGTCCATTGGTTATGGTTGGTGGGGTAAATGCAAGTGTTGCGGTTGTTGCACCAGTTTTTGCAGCAGTACCGACTGTTGGTGGTCCAGGAGGAGCACTATCTGTATTTATAATATTACTTGAACTTGAGTTTGGTCCAGATCCAACTAAGTTTACAGCTCTTACTACAAATGTATAATGGGTTGCAGGAGTTAATCCTGTAAATGTCATTGGTGATGATGTACTTGAAGCAATGATTCCGCCTGGAGTTGATGTACCAATATAACCAATAATTGCTGCCCCGCCATTATTTGCTGGAGCAGTAAATGCAACTGTAGCTGTAGTTGAGCCAGTCTTTGTTGCAGTTCCAATTGTTGGTGCATCTGGTACAAAAACATCTGCGGCAGGTGTAGTAATACTATTACTTTCTGCAGACTGAGCACTATCTCCAACAAAGTTGGATGCGATTATTTTAAATGTATAAGATGTTGCAGGTGTAAGTCCTAGAACTGTAATTGGTGACGATGTTCCTGAAGCAACTATATTACCAGGAGTTGATGTTACTGTGTATCCAGTGATTGACGCTCCGCCATTATTTGCTGGAGCAGTAAATGCAACTGTAGCTGATGTTGATGTTAATACTGTAGCAGCTCCAATAGTTGGGGCACCTGGTACAGTAGAATCAGCTGTAATTTGGTTAGATGCAGCTGATGGCACAGAGGTGCCAGCAATGTTAGTAGCAGTAACTGTAAAAGTATATGAGGTTGCAGGGGTTAGACCTGTAACCGTAATAGGAGAACCATTTCCAGTAGCAGTAACATTGCCTGGATTTGATGTTACAGTATAACTAGTTACCGCTGCTCCACCATTATTTGTAGGCTCAGTAAATGTAACAACTGCTGTTGTTGATCCTGTTTTTGTAGCGGTTCCAATTGTTGGTGCTCCAGGTGCTGCAGCATCTGTAGTAATAGTATTACTTGCTGCTGAATTGATACCAGCACCCTGAGAGTTAGTTGCAAAAACAACAAATGTATACTCCTGTCCAGGGTTTAATCCTGTAATTGTAATAGGAGAAGTTGTTCCTGTGCCAGTAATACCACCAGGGGTAGATATTGCTGTATATCCAGTAATCGGATATCCACCATCTGATGCTGGAGCTGTGAACTCAACTGTTGCAGTTGTGCTACCAGTTTTTGTAGCGGTTCCAATTGTTGGTGCTCCAGGGCTATTAGGATTTATATAATCAGTGGTTATTGTATTACTTGCCTGAGATGGTGCTGAAGTACCAACTGAGTTTGTTGCTGTTACGGTAAATGTGTATTCTGTTCCAGATGTTAATCCAGTAAAATTAATTGGTGAAGATGTATTAGTTGCAGTAATGCTACCAGGCAAGGAAGTAGCAGTGTATACAGTAATTGCCTGACCACCGTCTTCTAGTGGTGCATTAAATGCTACAGTTGCTGTAGTGGCACCTGTTTTTGTAGCAGTACCAATAGTTGGTGCATCAGGCACTGAAGAAGATGTAGTAATGCTATTGCTTGGCGAAGATGGACCAGATGTACCATCGTAATTAGTAGCTGTTACGGTAAAAGTGTAAGTAGTATTTGGCTCTAATCCAGTAACTGTAATTGGAGAAACCGTACCACTGGCAGAAATATTTCCAGGACTTGATGTAGCCGTATAACTGGTAATTGTATAGCCACCGTCATCTAGTGGGGCCGCAAAACCAACCGTTGCTGTAGTGGTGCCAGTTGCTGTGGCCGTGCCAATAATTGGTAGGTCTGGTGCTGCCATCTTATACTCCTTTTATGCCTGAGCTTCTGTCCAAGACAAACGAGCTGAAATGTCTCCAGATGTTAATCCTAGGTTTGTTGCAACAATTGTTAGAATATCTGGTCCATTAGGGAATCCAGGAGCCTTATAGTTTCCGTCTCCTGAAAGAATTGAAGTTCCTAGATCTCTAACCTTTGATAGATCGAATGTGGTTGATGAGTAGTTAGTACCACCAGTACCGTCGGTGTAGAAGGCAAACGCCTGGTCTCCACCTCTAATTGTTGTTATTGGGTTTGTTACTGTAGAACCTGTTTTACCAGTGTTATCGTGATAAATAACCTGCGCTAAAGATCCACCAGGAACTCTAATTGTTTCCCAGTCTGTTGGAATATTTGTTCCAGTAGGGAAAGATGATGCATTATAAATACCCTGAATCAAGAATGCTCCTTGAGCAAGAATACCCAGTGAGCTAAGTGCTAACTGCATAGTATTCAATGTTTCCCTCTTTCCATAGTTTCTTCCAATTCCGTTATCAGCAGATGGTGCGATTCTAATCGAAATAAGTGGTCTTGGAGTTGCTGTGGTACCAAAGCTTTGAGAAACGGATCCTTGTGGTGTAACAATACTTGATGCAATGTTTGTTCCAAAAGGAATTGTGTATTGAACTGTGTTGCTTGTTACTGCGCTTACTGTAAATGTACCATTAAAAGTTGTACGCTCAGTAGCACTTGCATTTGTTTGTGGCTGATTAGTATATCCATAAACTCCAGCAAGAATTACTTCAAATGTGTTTGCTGTTGGAACTGCTGATATTGTTCTAACTCCATTCAAAATACCAGTTTGAGCAGTAGTTTGAATTTGACCATTTTGTAAGTTTCTAGAAAGAATTGAATTTGTTATTGTTACATTTTGATTTGCAACAAGGTTGTGTGCACCTTGAGTTGTAACCCTTATGACAGAAGCAGAAGTTCTTATAATATCTGTTAAAGAGGCTACGGTATTTACGTCAGAAACTGTAAGTGGATATCCTACCTGCAATTGGTGCGGTGCAGCTGTTGTTAGTGTTGCAACACCAGAGCTTGAAGACTTTGAGGCAATCTTAGCAATAACTTCACCAGAACCTGCAATATTCATAAATCTCTGCATACCAGCAGTAAAGATAAAGTTCTTATCGTCGTCAAACTTTCCGTCCATGATTACAGATGATCCCCAGTGTGAAATAACTGGTGCACATGTATTTGTAATTGTTTGAACTGAAACTTGCGCTACGCCAGTTCCATTTGTAATTGTATTATCTGGAAGGAATGTCGCATTATTTGAAGTTCCAGATAGCTGAACTGCTTGTCCCTGTAGATAAGAGGTAATTGGCTGTCTTCTAGCAATATTAACAGCATATCCTTGGGCTATTGAATTGTATTCTCTATTTGTAATAGTGTAAGAGCAAATTTCAAAATTGTCTGTATCTTTAATAACCAAGTGTCCTGAATCTGGCCAGAACCTAATGCTATCTACATACATAACGATCATTGTTGGTGATAATGGGGATCCAACTATTCCTGAAGATCCCGCTTTTAGCTTTGTGCTAAAGAACGGAGAGTTAATTGCCTCATATCTTGCTGGAAGGTTTCCAGAACGCATGTAGGCTTCTGTATTTCTGTTATTATTAGGCATCTTGTGGCAATAAACAATATTTCCTTCTGTGCCTCTAAATCCAAATCTAATAAATCCTGCACCATACCAGGTATAGTCAACATAGGCCATCTGCATTAGCGAAGGGTCTAATGTGTATCCTGAAGGGCCTTTTCCATCAAGTTTATCTACGTTCCATTCTGTTTGAGGAACTCTAATTTCTTGAGTTATAACATAAGAAGAATTTGTTAATGAGTCTCCCTTGTATGCTGGAGCAACTTTCATATTAGTATCTGATCCAATTTCAATAACAGTGTAGTTTGCTCCCTTAATAACAATCTGATCTCCAACAAGAAGCTGCTTTCTAAATCTTGTATTTATACCAGTAATTGTATTTGAGAACTTGGTTGCAGCAATCTTACCAAATAGGTCTTTTTTGCTAAATCGTCTAACTGCATATAAGTAGTTACCATCATATTCAAAAAAGAATCCGTTTTGGTCATTAAACATACCTGTTCTTGTTGCTGCGCCCTCCCACTTATAAACTGTAATACTAACGTCAACTCCTCCTGGGAATTGATCTGTAGCGCTTAAATTTTGTGTAAGTGGCATTATGTATTGGAATTCGTTTGTTCCTAATACATTTGTAACAGTAAATTTACCATTCCATGGATTATATAAGCCTGCTGTAACAACTCCGTCTACCTTAATTTTTGCACCTGGCTGCATTCCGTGATCCTGAATTGTACGGACGGTCACAACCTGATTTCCAATTAAAACTCCTGCTACAGATATCTGGTCTACGTCAAATGTAGGGGTAAACTTAACACCAGTTGAGAACTGAATTGACTTTCCTGATTGATATCTAAAGTGACGACGTGTTTGACGAATAACTCTAACTCCGCAAACGTTATCTGTTGTTGAAAGAATAACTCCACCATCGTGTGGTCTGTGTTGAACATAACCATTTGGTTTTGCATAAAGACCAACGCCGCTTGTTACAATTGGGTTAACAACCTGACTGTTCATTTTAAACTTTAGTTGATTTGGAGCTGATACGTTAAATACTCTCCAAGATCCTTTGATTGCACAAAGTTCATTTTGGCTTCCAATTAAAATTGGAATTCCTGGAAGAAGCCCATGAGCTGTGCTTGTTGTAACTGTAATTGTAGATTGTGCTGCTCCATCTGATTGAGCCGTCCAGCCCTGTAAGCCAATAGAATCGTTTCCACCTGGAATATGTGCGTTATCGTAAATTCCACCACCTGAAACAGATGTAAGGCTTCCGTCAGCAATTGCTCCGTCTACAACTCCGTTTGCTAAATATGTAAATGTATATCCATCTGCGGTTACTGTTTCAACTGGGAAAGTTCCTTCAGCTAAAGGATTTTTTGTGTCTTGAACTGAAATAACATCTCCTGGAACAAGCTCTGTCGCTGGGCTTGAAACAACTACTGTTACTGTAGATCTTGGAGAAACTGCGTCTCCAGTTACGCTAACTACGTCAAATGAGTTTCCGCCTGTTGCTCTAGAAAAGAATGATGGATAATTTGACGTTAATACTAAAGCTTCCCACTTAGAGTTCTGAATACCATATTCAAAGTCTGTATCCATTAAAGATTGTGGTGGAGCAACTCTTAGCTTATTAACAGCATCCATAAGCGGTTCTGTAAATGTTACTGTCTCTGCTGGTTCATCAACAATAATTGCAAGCTGATCTGTAGCAGCCATTGATGCACAGTTATATTTAAGAGTAATTATTGTTTTTGGCTCATACCCAACCTCATTATCGACTGAAAAGGATACTGCACCTAGGTTAGGATCGGAGAAATTGTAAATTACTTTGCCCTGAGTGGTATTTGTAATAAGCATCAAGCGATCTTGTCTTACTATTCTTGGAATAGTAACTTGATCTAGTGATGGATTAAATACATAGTATGCGTGTTCTATTTGTCTTCTTGACATTTACATTCTCCTAAAATAAATAACTTGATGCTGCAAATCTGCTGTTTAATTCTGTTTGAGTTAAAGTACTAGTATATTTAGGATAGTATATTCCTAGATTTAGCATAGCATCAACTCTTGCCACCGTTGTTTCCTTAAGTATATCATTAGCTAGTTCATTACCCGAAGGTCCTACTGGACCAGCTGCACCAGCTAAGCCTTGAATACCTTGTGGACCTTTTATATTTCCTTGTAACGCCCATGTAGAGGTGCCTGAATTATATTGGAACCAATCTCCAGTAGTTGTATTTAAATAATTATCTAGTCCTAAAGGACTTGCTGGATTTTGTGCTGTTGGATTTGCTATTCCAGTAAAGTTATAAGATCCTCTTTGTCCTGGAGTACCTTGAGCTCCTGCCGCTCCTGGAGTTCCTGCTGGACCAGTTGTTCCTGCTGGAATATTAAATTGTAAAATTGCTGCTGACGAAGTTCCTGTATTAACAATTGTTGCTGTTGATCCAGAGGGAAGAGTGTTTACCGCTCCAACGGAAATTGTTGCTGCTTGTCCTGGAATACCTTGTGGACCCTGTGGTCCAGGACGTGACCCAGCTACTACAACCCAAGCTGATCCGTTCCAACGTTTTAATGACATATGATTCCTCCGAGTTTTATTATACTATAAATCTATTCAAAATCCTACCCAAGAAAGGACTTCTGAGTCTGAATTTGGATACATCTTTTTCCATTGTCCATTAATTGATACATATATTGATTTTTCTGAAGATACGTAAAGTGCTATCCCTGGATATAATGTTGCACTTGGTAGGCTTGCAAAAGACTGAACCTGGGCCGCTCCATCCTTAAACAAATCTTTATATTCCAAATAACCTTCTTCATTTGACAAATCTACCCACAAATCTGTTTCGGATGGAGAGGGCGGAGTTAAAGAACTTAATACTGATTGTCCAGAAGTATCATCTAAGTCTATCCAAAGCTCTCCTTGATATGATGGAGTTGCTGGCTCATTTGCGCTATATATTAGCTCTGATATTGCTTCATCTGTATCAATCCATAATGTATCTGTTGAATAATTTTCTGGAGCTTCGGGGCCTGAAAATATGAATTCTGTCTCACCAGCATCGTCGTCTACGTCTATCCACAAATCGCCAATGGCTGTAGCACCCACTGGTGGTTGAACTAGTCCTACGAAGAATGTGCTTGCTGGTGCTGTCTCATCTGTTGGAATTAACGTTAGTCCGCCACCGCCACCGCCAGAACCTTGGATATCTTGCCAAAGGAGTCCGTCCCACACCTTTAACTTGTTTAAAACTTTATTATAATAAATTTGTCCATGGACTGCATTGCTAGGTGCCCCGTCTAACCCAATAATTATTCCATTTGTGTATGTATTTTTAGATGTCCAGGTATTTGTTGTTGATAAAGATAGATCTGTAGAAATATATTCCCATGATTGAGCTAGAGCATTCCAAACCTTTAATGCTCTGGTATTTCCGCTTCTATATTCATCTGTATCAAACCAAAATTCACCGTCGGCTGGAGATGTTGGAGCAGATGCTGACATTATTGCTTTTGAGGGCGGAATAATGGTTTCTAAAATTAATTTATTTGATTCATCATCATATGTAGCAGTAATATTTGGATTTAGACCGTGAGTAAATAAAGGAGCAATATAGTCCTGAGCTTGTTCTTGAGTTAGCTGGGCAACCACAGATAGATTAACTCTATTATTTTCATCATCATATGTTGCAACAACATTTGTGTGATTGCTGTGAGCAAACATGGCGCCAGCGGCATCCATGATAACCTCTGGAGCATCTGTCTTAGAAAGATAAGTGCTTGCAGCAGTTGCAATATCTAGTTTTGTTGACAAAGCATTTGTTATTGTTGTTGCAAAGTTTGCATCGTCACCAATTGCTGCGGCAATTTCATTAAGCGTATTTAATAGTTCTGGGGCAGCATCCACAAGGTTAGATATTGCTGTATTTACATAATCTTGTGTAGCAATTGAATTTGTATCTACGGCTACGGTAATTGTATTTGCTACATCATTATAAGTCTTTATTATTCCAGTTCCAGCGGTAAGAGATGTAGCAATAGCATCCATGACCTCTTCATCGTCATAGGTAGCTATAAGATTTATTTTTTTATCTTCGTCGTTGTAAAAAACAGTAATATTGCCATGTGTGCCAGAAGTCAAAAGCCTTGCTGCTATATCTTCTACTTCTTCTTCATCAAGTATATTTGTTTCTAAGGTTCTAACCTTAAAATCTAAAGAATTTGGATCGGTAGAGTCATTTGCTCCAACCTTGGATTCTAGCGCCTCAATAGCATCATTTGCATCGGCATGTTGGGCAGAGTGGGAAACAACCTCAACCGAATCATTTGGTTGAGGGTTAACCAAAACGTCTAAAGACGTTGGAAAATTTGTTGCCATTTACGTACACCTCTTTCCCAATTATACATCTATATTAGTTATAGGTAACTAGACTTCCTTCTGGTAAACTTACCCTGATCTTGGTGATTTCTATCATTATAAGAAAACATAGTAACTGCTGAATACTTGGTGCCAGATTTTACTGGAAGTGCCGCATGGGAAAATAGCCAACTTGATGGAAACAATACTATATCTCCATACTGGGGCACGTAGGTATAGTCAAAATGTGGGAACCATAACTCTCCGCCTTCATAGTCGCTATTTAAATACATAACAGTAGAAACATCACACTGATAACTTGGGCCGCTGTCTGGATGAACCTTAAAGTGTTGACCAGGGCCATACTTCACAAAGTTAATTGCTTCAGTATAATTTAATTTATTTATGCCGTACCTATTCCTAAACTCTTCTAAACACTCATATAGTTTTTCAGTAATCATGTCGTGAATTTCAATAATTTTGTCTGCAGACTCTGTTCCAGGAGACAATGAGCTTCTTTTAATTTTAAAGTCTACACAATCTCTATAATCTTTCTTTTTTTCCATGTCTCCGACCAAGGCGTCGGACCATTTAAAAAACGAACTCTTTCCAGAACCAAGAACTTCTTCTAACCTTTGAGGTATTTGCATCGCTTCTGGCAAAGCGTTTCTGTATACCGAAAGCCCAATTATTGGTGTATCAATTATCATAATATCTCCATTTCTATATATATTATATCAGAGGAATCCATTTTTGTGAATACTGATTTTTAATCATTGATAGTGGTAAAACATAAAAAACTAAAGACCTAAATTGGCTACCATAAACTACTTTATTCCCAGCCTCAGATACAACAATGTCTCCGATCACAAGGTCTGTTTCTTTTTCATTGATAAATATTTTATTTATGGCTTCATCTAAAGAAACAATTCCAAATAAGGCTGGTTTTGATGTACCGCCAGTGTCGTACCAAAAATCGGTAAGCTGGTCTTCTGATAAATTTGAGGAAATGTAGTATTTATTTTTTTGATAGTCAATACTGTACTCAACGCAGGCATCTTTAATTAAACTAACTATAGACCTAAAAAGTAAATTTATAGACTCATTGTATATAGACAGAGGCTCCGTATTCTTACCAACATCCAGGTCTTTTTTTTCTATTTTAGGAAAAGTATAGACCTCATCTTTCTTATTAGTCTCAGATTTAATTATTTCATATACATTTTTACATTGAGCTGAGCCCTTTACTAAAATAGTTTTCCTGTCTATACGATAAATAACGTTTTGATTTTTTATTTGATTTACTAAATCTGTCATATTTTAAAGGTTCTTTTTTTAATTAGCTTTTGCACATCTGGAGAATATTTTAACCACGGATGATTTGGGTCTACCCAATGCAATAGGAGTATTCCCACTTTATTAAACTCTGGATCTGGAAACTCTTCCTTCCAATGCTTTTGATCATTGGCTAAAAATAAAATGGCTTCATTTTCGTCAAACTGATATTTTTTATTTTCAATTATTAAGTCCCACGGGGTATTGTGATAAAGTCCTAGATCTATGGTGTACGTGCAAGGACCTATGTCTAAATGTTCGTCTAATTTTGACTGCTCCCCTGAATATTCTGCAAATACTCCGTAGGTTGGAACAATGTCATTTTTGCCAAAATGCATCCTTGCAAAGTCTGTGAGATTATTTAGACATTCCAAAACAATGGGATCATCAAAAGAGTCAATACGCTTGCTTCCATAATAGTCATAAGATATATTTTTTATTAATGGATGATTTTGAAAATAATTTTTTATATAATCAAAAAATGAATTATTAAATACATTTGAAATTACTTTTGGCTCAAACATTTTACTTTTCTATATAAGATATTGCTGCTATCATTTCTCCAGAAGAAACTCCTTCAATTGAAAAAGCGTACTCTTCTGATGCTGGGAAAATAAACAGGTTTCCTTTGTCCATAGGTTGGGAAAGGTTTTTATTTAAAAAGTTAATTACTCCTCCAGAATGACTATTGGTTAAAACATAAACTAGGCATACCGAGTCTTTAAATATTGGATTTACAAATGGCTGTGAATAGCTACTTCCTTCTAAAAATTTTACCAATACCTGCTCGGCAACCCATTCTATATTTATTTGTTTTTCGTTAAAATAGTCTAAAAAAGAAGATACAAGGTACATATGGGTTTTTCTATTCTCTAAATTTAATCCAGTAACATTGCCTCTTTTTATAATACCTTCTTGGTACCCACCGTCTCTTTCTAGCCAAGCAACTTCCTCCCAGGAAGACAACATGGGCATCAGTACCTCGTGATTACCATTTAATACATTGTATAACGATATGTCAAAAAACGAATTAATTTTATTAGCCACGATTTCCACCAACCCTTTGAATATTCCACACATTTGGATATATTGGATCCCTAGGCGGATCTATTTCATATTTAGCATTTGAGGATAAATTAATTTCTGGATTATTTTTTGCAGGGGTTTCTTTTACAATTCCTTTTGCTTTAGAGTAAGCCTTATCAGCACTAAAACTTCTATCTGAACTTCCGTCCACTATAATTCCAAGGTAGTTGTAAAAGCATGATCTAAGAACTAATCCAGCTATGGGAAGATATCCTCTTTTACGCATTACTGGGTTAATATATAATCTTTCTGCTTTATTGTTATGGTCGAATGTTACATATATATCTGGATAACTAGATCTGATTGATTCTGAAACTATAACTGTGCCTTCTGGAAAATCTTGATTAAAATAAAAACATGCAGCATATTTTGTATTTTTTAAATTTAATTTAGATATTTGTATCCAGCATTTTTTAAATTCTTCTGGCATAGAATAAAATTCTGGCACATAATGGTTTCCAACCGACTTAAACTCTTTTATATTATATTGAAACTGAGTCATGTGTTAACATCCTTTCAGTCCAGAACATATCAAATGGCTCACAGTTTATGGAAACAGTTTCATGCTCTACAGGAACTATTTCATACATTTGAATTGATTCCCAGGATCCTATATCAAATGAGTATACCTCATCTGTTTCTTTAATAATATTTTCTGACATTACAAATTTTGCCTGACCATCTCTTTTAATAAGAATCCAGTGGTACTGAGAAAACACATCTCCGTTTATAACTACAGCATAGCTAGAATTAACTCTATTTATACTAGTAATAGTTGTTGTTGTTAAATTAATAACAGGATTTGTTTCTGACCAGTTTATTGCAGCTTGAGTAACACCTTCTTCATATGTGTATGGGAAACCTTCAATATCTGAAGATAACAAAACGTCGCCGACTTCTAAATCTTCTGCTTTTACTAATCCATCTGGAGTTCTAATTAATGTTGAAACACCAACACTTTTAAAAGATGGCGTCCAATTCTCTCCAAGGAGATCTGTAAAAGCTGGTGGTGTAGGCTCGAACCCTGGATTAGGTGGAGGTTCAAAGCCAGGGTTAAAACCTGGGTTAAAACCTGGGTTAAAACCTGGGTTAAAACCTGGGTTAAAATCTGGGGGGAAATCTGGGCCAAATCCAGGGTTAAAATTTGGAGGAGCAACATATTGATAGTAGGTTATTGGAACTGAAGACCCAATAATTACTGCTGTGTTGTGAGCAATGCCTTGGCTTACTAAAGTTTGATCTAAAGAACTATTTGCTGTGGTGTTTTCTGTTTCTGTCCAAGTAAGCCCGACAGCAGAAAGTGTGGCTTTAGCCTGTGATCTACTTAATCCGCTTAAATTTGGTACGTTTACTTTTCTAATACCAAATCTACTAAAAAATTTTTTAAAAAATCTTGACATTATTTATACTGCTAGGTCTCCAAAAGCGACCCAGTTATTAAGCCCTCTCTTTATCACAGTTGCTGCAGACCATTGTGCTCTTAGCTTTAATCCTGGAGTAGAATTTATAGTAAATCCATTTCCAGCTATTGTTACTTGAGAAGTTCCAGTTTGAAGGACTTCAAACGTTGTTCCTGTTGGGAAAAGTTCTGAATCTGATATTGTTAATGTGCCTCCGCCAGACATTTCAATAATTTCTCCCATATCTCTTAAAACTGGAGTATATGATCCAGTTTTTTGTACAAAAACTTGCAGGGCGCTTGGATTTTCAATTAAAACAAATCCTTTCATAGTTTCATGAAATTGACATGCATAATAAAGTTGAGGTGCGTCAAATGGTAGAAGCACCTGTATGTGTGTAGCATCTAATCCTTGCCCAGTTATTCCAGGATGGTCATAAACATGGTTTTGATTGTATGCCCCATATGATGTTTGAAACCAAAATGGGTGGCCAGATGCTTGAACTGAAATTTTATATAGCTTGCCTAACTGAAGAGTAATTGGTCCATTTAAAAGACCATTAACTAAATATGCCCCAGTGCCGCTGTTCTGAACAAGATAATCAATGGCTGGCTCTGTTTTTCTTACGTATAAGCTATCAGAACTACTTATGGTTGAATAATTTAATGCGGCAGCAGATTGTGTTAAGTATGTCGAAGTAGCATCAGCAATAGATAATTTTTGAGACAGAGCATTGTTTATTGTTGTATAATAGTTCTGATCATCATTTAAAGCTGCCGCTATCTCATTTAAAGTGTTTAATGATTCTGGAGCTGCATCCACTAAATTATTAAATACTGTTGTTGCGGCTGCTGTGGCTGTTGTATCAGCATACGTTTTCGTAGATATAAGGCTTGTATCAACTGAGATTGCACCAGTTGTATCGTTATAAGATAAACCAGATCCCAATGAACCTCCTACTGCATCTTGTGCTCTTTCATCTGTAAAGTAAAGCCTTGTTCCTTCTTCAATATTTGTAGTTGATGTGGGAATCTCTGAATCTCTAGCAATTGTTGAAGGAATTTCTGAATCTGGTATTTTCCCATTTTCATCAAGTGACGCTACTCCGTCTGGATTTCCAACATCAGATATAGGGACATATGTTAAAGCACTTGTATTTCCAAGAGAGGTTACTGCGGTATCTGTATAACTGTTTGCAGAATTTAGTGTTTCTGCCAAGGCTGTTGATAATTCTTCTGGAGTTACATGTAAAAACGGCAGGTTAGCCCATGTGCTAGTTCCATTACCTATTTTTAATTTATTTAAAGTTGTGTCTATTCCTAGCTCACCCGTTAGCAAAACTGCATTAGATCCAGTCCATTGAGTAGTTGTACCTCTTCGTATTCTTATTCTAGATACCATTTTCTATAATCACAGCCTTTCCTTCAAGACAGCAGTGATCTGCTCCATTTATAGTTTCAATTGCCATGTTATAAGAATGTTCAATAAAATCTTCTCTTCCAACAGCCCAGTTTATATCTTTTATCATAACTGTTTTATTCTCAGGTACGTTTTTAATAATCAAATTAAGCAATGGGGGGTTTTCGCTTTCCTCAATGCTGTATAGCCAATCGCCTAGTGGTATCATTGTCATAATGCTGATATGTCCTTAACAACTATAGTTCCATTCATTCCGCCATGAAAAGAACACAAGTATCCGTAGTTTCCGTTTATAGATTGTGGAATTTGCCAATACAGGGTTCCAGTCGTTTTTCCTTGAGCGTTAGATCCAGTAGACACACTTCCTGTTGTTGAAACGTGAATTAATCCTGTATCATAATTAGCTCCTGAAAATCTAATTAAAAACGGGTGTCCAGCAACATTTAAATTAAAACCTATAGTTGTTCCTGCAATTGCATAAATAGTTGGATTACTTCCACCGTATTGATTTAAGAATTGATATGCTAGGAAACTATTATTAGTTACATTTAACATAGTTATTGCAGGATAAGCAATTTTATCAATAGTTATTGATGCTGTAGATGCATCTGTTGTCCCGCTAAAAGTTGACGATCCAGCAGTTCCTTGTGGTCCCTGTGTACCTTGAATTCCTTGTAAGCCTTGTAAGCCTTGATCGCCCTTGTCGCCCTTGTCACCCTTGTCACCCTTGTCACCCTTGTCGCCCTTTAATCCTTGCAATCCTTGTAATCCTTGATTGCCTTGTAGGCCCTGAATTCCCTGTAAGCCTTGATCACCCTCGTCGCCCTTGTCGCCCTTGTCGCCCTTGTCGCCCTTTAATCCTTGCAATCCTTGTAATCCTTGTAACCCTTGATCGCCTTGTAGACCCTGAATTCCTTGTAAGCCTTGATCGCCTTCGTCGCCCTTGTCGCCCTTGTCGCCCTTTAATCCTTGTAATCCCTGTGGACCAGTTGAACCTTGTGGTCCTGGTATAGTACTGGCTGGACCTTCTACAATAAAAGGAAGTTCGTTCCAAATTCTTATGCCGTCGCCAGCTTTTAATTTATTAAGAGTTGTATCTAGCCCAAGCTCGCCTAGTCTTAAAACTCTAAGAGATTGAGTCCATTGTTGTGTGGTTCCACGCCTTATTTGTATAATAGACATTATGGACCACCTGCATCAATATTTCCTGGCAAGTTTCCATACTCTGAGTATGGGCTTCCTCCGTCTACCGTTCCGTCTGAAGGAACAGTATTGTTTGACACAGAAAAAATTTCTCCATCATATGTATGGATATGGTCAAGTAGTCCTGTAATTGCTCCGCCGCCTACTGAGCTCCATTCGTCGCCATCAAAGTATCTTAATTCTTCATCTTCCGTATTATAATAAATATCTCCAATACGGGCTCCAGAAGGATTTGTAGGAAGCGCTACCGCATGTAAGGGGACTAATCTTTTTACAGACATTCAAGCCCTCCTTAGCCTACGATTACTACCGTGTATGCTCCAGAAGCAGGTGCTGCTGTAAATCCTAGTGTAACAACAGTGTCAGAAGTTCTAACAACATCACACTCTACGGTGTCATATGTTGATGAGTCATAAACATTAACCACAACTTCTCTTGTTCCTAGGTTATGAGTAACTGGATATTGATATGTTTCTCCGTCTCCAACTACTGCTTTAAATTTTCTTGTTACTGAATGATAATTTGTTCCATCATTGGTTATTTCCCATCGATCTAGGGATTCATTCCATTTAATTTGAACATCTGCTGCATTTCCACGCTCTACACGGATTCCAGCATCTACTGTTGGATCTCCTACAAAGTCGGTATTGAGGTTAATAACATTATCAACAATGTTTACCTCAGTGGTATTTACTGAGTTAATTGTTCCAGCTACGTTTAAATTACCGCCAATATTTAAGTTATTGGTAATTGTTACATCGTCTGGAAGGCCAATTGTTACCTGTGCGCCTTCTCCAGATGTAGGGACAACTGTAATTTCATTTGCAGTTCCCTGAATATCTCTTACATAATCTCCAGTTGTCTGTGTGCCAAGGTTAACATTTTTGATTGCTACTTCGCCAACTATTACTGTGAAATCTGCGGCGGCAAAAGATGCGACACCTTTATTTGTGGTAGATGCCTCTTCTGCAGCAACTGTAATTGTATTATCTGTTACCGCAACATCAATGCCTTCTCCGCCAGCAATTGTTAATGTGTCTGTAAGAAGATTTACTGTATCTGTTCCAGTATCTCCAGCAATTGAAAGATTAGTTGCTACATCTACTTCGCCTGCGGCAGTTAAACGACCTTGGGCATCTACTGTAAATGTTGGGATCTTTGTTGTTGATCCATAAGAATTTGGTGTTACTGTTGTATCATTAAGCTTAAGGGTTGTTGTTCCAGCTACGTCATTATAAGTTGCTGTTAAACCTGTTCCGCCAAGTACTGAAGAACCGATAGCATCTTGAATTGCTTCTAGAGAAGCATTCATTGCTACCCATGGGCCTTGTGGTTGTATATCTAAATCTGTTACACCATTGTAATAATACATCGTTTTTGTCGTTGTATCATAATAAATTTGACCAGTTACAGGAGCTGAAGGTGCTGCTGATATTCCCTGAATTCTGGCGTTCTGAAGTTCATTCTTGTTCAGATTGATGTCAGTTACGAATAATCTTGCCATTTGCTATATCTCCCTTAAGACAGGAATGCTGTCCCACCGAATGGTTGTGCCATAGTCAGTGTAATTTTGTTAGTACTATTATAGTCTATTCCTGTTTCTAATATGTCGCCAGCGCTGTTTTTGACAGTTACATTTGGGTTATATCCCATATTATGGGTTATCTCAAGGTACCAGTATGATCCTGCATCTACTACTTGACCTATAGAAAATGGATAGGTTAGGGTAGCGGTGCTTAATGCATAGGAAGTTGCTCCCGCCCAAGAGGAATCCGTTAGCTTGGGGCCATAAAAGAAAGTATTATTTTTGTCATAATAAAAATCACCAGCAAAGCCAAGGTTGTCTGCTGGAGCGCCAACTCCATTAAGTATAGTTTTGCCACGAGGTCCTTGAGGGCCAGGGGCATTTACCACTACCTTATTTACTTGCTCGGTAACTATTACGGTTGAGTCATTATTTACAATTGGCATTATACGGTTACCGATCTACTCAAAGTTAAAAACCCTTCAAGAAGTTTTGTTTTATTTAAATTGCTATCTGTCAGCATAATGTCGTACGAAGATTTTGGGAAAAATAATTTATTGGTTTGAGTTGGAGTCATTTTAACGGTTATTCTGCCCAAAGCCTCGTCTATCAAAATACCGCCTGCGGGAGATGTTAAGGTAAAGGCTAGCTTACTCCCACCCTTGGTGTCTCTAACCTGCAATTTTACAGAACAGTTTGTAAGAACTATTGGATTTCCATTGTCATCTTTATAATCAATGGTAAAGTTAAAAGTAGTGTTTTGATCTACTTCAAAATTTTTTTGCGCTGCCATAAATCTCCTAAAATAGGAAAACTCCTATGCTTATTTTAGCACAGGAGCGATCCTAACTACTTTATTGATTTATGACTTTTTTGTGAATCCAAAGCTGGGCTCATTAGTATTTAGAGCTTTTAAAATCACTGGCAATACTGCTGCAATTCCGCCCTTAAGCAAATCTCCTGGGTCTGTGTTACCAGTCATGTATAGAGCAATGGCTGCACCAAGGAAATGGCGACCATAGCTTGCTAACGCTGCTAGAAGTTTTTCTTGCATTGTTACCTTTCCATCATTATTCAGATCTTGTTTCATAAGATCCTCCTTTTCTGGGCACTGTGCCCAGGAATTTTGGGTGTTACCCCAATATCTATTATATACCTTTTATGCCGTAATGTCTACCAATTCACAATTTCCGTCTGAAGTACAGGCAAGTGTGGCATTGATAGAAGTGCCATCTTCTGTCTCATAGAAAGATAAATCTTCCCATCGAATACTCTTAGGCATTTTTGCAAGAAGCTCATCGTATTCTTCTTTTGTTGTTTCCTGATATGGGGCTTGCTTATACGAGTGTTCTGAATGAGGCAGGAATGAAATACCAGATACTTCATCAAAATAATGATATACCCATGCCCCAACCTCCATCCACTCATCTTCCTTAACAGAAACTGTAATAGATGGCTTATGCTCACACCATGAACGTTGGTAAACCAACCATGTGTTTAGATGATCTAATGCGGTTAAATCATTTCTAACAATTGCACCCTCTGGTGCTTTTACTGGAAACGAAAATACATAGGTATCATTTGGCTTCATTACATCATCTTCTACTGGAATTCCGACTTCCTTTAAAAATGTAGAGATTGGATCCCCCTTTGAGCCACGAACTGTACGAATATAGTATGGTGAATGCCAAGGATGCATTCCTGAAGATACTCCGACCAATTGAGATACTGTTCCTGAAGGTTTAACACATGTAATAGCTGCAGATTCAGAAATCCCAATTTTCTCAGCCTCTTTTTTATTAATTTCACGAGCATGTTCACGAAGACCAGAAAGAGTCTTCTCTAGTTTATCAAGGCCCTGCTTTCCAGAAAATAATTTGTGTCCAAATTGTCCCGTTAGCGAAACTCCAAGCAACCTTTCTTCTTCAGTATTGTCCTTCCAAATCTTACGAAGGTATTTAAAATCTGTTAGCGTCGATTGCCAGGTTCCAAGAATTGTTGCAAGGCGTACCTTATTTGTAACATCTTCAACTGTATCTTTTTCACGTAATACGACTTCTGAAAGATTACAAAACTGATAAGGACGGAGAATAATTTCCGAGCAAGGGTTGGTTCCATAATGTATTTCAGGGTCCCTCCGTCCATACTTTGCTGCTTGTGCTTGTGCTGCTGCAACATTGTAAATGCCACGTTCTCCTGACTTAGAGTCATAAAGGTTTTTCCATTCTGCTATAAACTGCTCCATTTGTGGCTTACGAGAATATGCCACAGAGTTATTTGATAATGCACGTTGTGTATTATTTTCCCACCAGTTACCAGATTTTGCTGCCGCCATCTCAATATCGTTAATATTAGAAAGAGAAATCATTGCAGAACGACGAACTCCGCCAACAACTACAACTTCGCCAATCTTACACATAATGTCATGACACTCAATTGGTTTTAACTGACGACCAACTGCATTCTTAAATTTTGAAATTGTAAAATCAAAAAGATTTATAAGTGGTTGTGGTCCAGATGAACGACCACCCATTGTCTTAAGACGTGCACCTGCTGGACGCACCTTAGAAACATCAATAGCTGGAATATGACCAGTCCATAACAATGCCAAAAGCTCACGATATGCCTTAGCCCATCCTTGTTTTGAATCTTCTACAACAATTACTGTATCTGATTTTTCTAAAGACTCTGGAACGGAAGGAAGTTTGTTAACATACTTATACTCAACTGAAAATCCTACACCAGTTCCACACATCAATATATACATAGTTTCGTCAAATGATCTAGCATTGTCTACTGGAACAAATGAGCAGTTATATCCTGCAACATGATCTCTATCCAATGCAGCACCTGCGGTCATTACTGATCGCATTGATGGCATAACGTTACGATCATACACTGCTTGTTTTAATTCTTCAACTAGTTTATTGTCTGGAAAATAATTAAAGCTTTCAAGGTGGGAAAGCATAAATCTAAAATATCTATCTACTGTTTCACCCCATGTTTCACGACGGTTCTCTTCTGGGATCCATCTTGCATATCGAGACAACGCAATAAAATTTTCATATGGGTTTTCAATAGATTTAGACATTTTTAAAATAACACCTTTTCTCCGCCCTGCGGTTTATATTTTTAGTTGAAGTCTTATTCTACCAAACTTTTATTTAAAGAGGAAGGGGTTATGAAAATTTTTTTTCTAAATGCTTAAATGCATTCTTGGTCAACTGAGTCCAATTATATTCTGCATGAATTTTAGTTGACTGGGCAAAATAATAACCAGATAAAGCTTTGTAGTTTATTGCAGCAAAAACCATTTGATCTTCTAAATCTTTTGCATCTGGTTTATAAAAATTTCCTAAATGAGGATCTCCTATTGCTTTAGGAACTCCATCTGTTTCTGCATCTGTAAACCTTGACTTTAACTTTAATGGACCAACAAAATTTTTATAATGCGCCCAATCATAAGTAGTTATAACTGGCATACCAGTTGCTAATCCTTGTAGAGGAATAAATCCAAATCCTTCTCCCCATGTTGGGTATACCAAAACGTGGTGGGAATGATAAAGGTCTACTAATCTATCTATTGAATACTCTTCTGTAATAACATTAATATTATGATACTTATGTTCTGGCAATGATAATATCTTATTTTCATATATTCTAATAGTATGTGGACCAATTGATTTTATTGTTAATTGATAATCTGAGTTATTGCCGAATAACTTAATAAATGTGTCTACTACTAACTGCCCGTCTTTTCTTGGAGCAGGTTCACCTACGTGTAAAAATTTTAACGGTTTACCTTCTTTAACAATTCTCTTAACTGGCTTCCAAATATCTTCAATTCCATGTGGATAAACATATATTGGTTTAGTTATTCCATTTTTTCTATATACATCTGCACACCAATCAGATGTTGCCCAGATCTCGTCACACAGATTCATTCTTTCCCGCCACTCATTACGAATTTTCGTAGATTCCCACGGAGTATAACCAATCTGATATTGATTTTTATGTAATTTATAATTATGAGGTTGTGTAAAATTTAATTGAATATCAGCTTTAGGATTTGCAAAATCTACTTTATGTCCTAATTCTTGTAGTGTACGCACAATATTTTGACCAGCATACCCAAAACCTACTGCTGGATTCAATCCCGCCCTAATTGTGTAATAAGATATATGCATTTAATTCCTAGTCAACTGGCTTGACACCTTTTGCCAAACAATGCTATTATTATAGTTCGTTATCTCTAAAGGAGGAAATGCCAATGGAGAATATCAAACAACGTTTGAGCGAAGTTGCTCATAACTGGTCGTATATAGGAATGATAACATTATTCCTGTTTACAGTCCAGCCTGGTCCAACAGCAACTCAAGCTTTACAGGTAGAAGTGCCTGTAAAATCAACAGTACAACTAAAGAAAGAAACCTTAGAGAAGTACAGCACTACTGTGTACAAGCCTTCTGAGACGCTAACAGACGGAGAACTAAAAGAACTTCTATCAGCTGTTGGCTTTGAAGGAAAAGCCCTTAAACAGGCTTGGGCTATTGCGAAGGCAGAGTCTAATTCTAGACCTATGGCTTACAATGGTAACAGGAAAACTGGAGACAGTTCCTACGGAATTTTTCAGATTAATATGTTGGGACAACTCGGCATTGATCGTAAAGAAAAATTTGATCTAAGGTCAAACATATTATTGTTTGACCCAGTAATAAATGCAGAGATAACGTACTATATGACCAAAGGCGGTTTAGATTGGTCTGCTTGGTCTTCATTAAATGGAGAGCGATATAGGGAATTTTTATTAAAGTTCCCACATTAGGAAGGAAGGTACATGAAGATACAATACGTGTCTAAGTACCTCACATTGTCAGAAAAGGGTCTTGTTCCACGGCTTCAATGCCCAATGGATCAGGGCCCTTTAATGTGTAACGAAAATAATGAGGGTATAATTTATCTATACTGTTTATCTTGTCAGTATAAAAATAATATGGGATTGGAGGTTTATGAGCGAATCAAAAGAGCCGTTGATTCAAACTGACGGCGGGACAATAAAAGAAACTGATGCCATGGGGCGTGAAAAGTTTTGGGAAGATTTAGGAAGACCTGAAGATGGAAAATAAAGAAGAACCTTTAAACCTAGAGGACAATCTGCCTATGGTTAATTACATCATGCTTCACCGTATATATGACTTATTGACTTTAATTGCAAACAAAATGGTAGGATCAGAAGATGTTTCTAAAATGGTTGAGTATCATAATCAAGGGTACCTGCTTGGTCCTACGCCATCATTTAGTCCGTCAGAAAATGATGAACAAAATCCTTGACTTTGAAATTTAAATATTTTATAATTTAATTGTATTGGTTGTAGCATCCCACCAAAATTTGCTCCCAATACATGATCGCAAGATCAGCAGAACCCAATCGGATCCGCCTCTGATTGGGTTTTGTCTTTTATTAGCGGGTTTTTTGTTCGCAGATAATTTCATATATCAAATCATCAACAACTGACGGATCTTGCCAATAATCATATATTCCATGATTCACCATCACGTCTGTTATTCCTTCAGATTCCATATTTAAAATCTTTTTTTTAACAGTATCTCTGCTTCCATATACTGTCCATCTTTTAACCCTTGGCTTATCTTTATAATTTTCTTCAATAAATGATCTAGCCTCTTCGTCTGTATCTCTAATTAAAACCTGAGCGCTAACCATTCTTTTTTTATAATTTAACAGATACTGATCTTGATAATCAATATAATCATCGTACATGCATAAAATTATATCAGTATGATGTTTGGTTTCTTCTATTAACTTCTTATTTTTTGTAGACACAACAATAGGTGGCTTGTTTTTAAGAATATTAGAGTCTACAAATTTATCTAGCCAAATAGGGACATAATCCAATCTACCTGGAGGAGTAGATATATCTATATCAACATCAAAGCAGGGATCTGGTTCTTGTTCTGCCTCTAAAACCTCTCCTGAAACTATATTTAACATAATTCTATTTTGACAAATTTCGTTGAATGCTGCTATCTGCATAGCAAAATACCTAGGACTAATAGCGTATGGCCTTATAGCAATCATATACTTAATCTTATGTCTTGGATCTACTGTTCTTGCCGCTTTAATTAAATAATCCGAATTAAAATCTTTCCATGTAAGAAGAATTGACTGGTATCCAAATTTTTCTTTATCAGAAAACAATTTTCTAAGCTCCATTGGTGACAAGAACCTCTGTCTATGCATCCAGTGAAAATTTAACATTATACGTTTCTAATCTTTATGCTTTTAACTTCATGTTCGCCAATCTTTTCTTCAAAATGATTGGTAGCATTTCTATAAAAGTTAGTCCACTCACCCTGCTTATTTTTTTTACTTACTTCTTTAGAGTACTCTGAATAGTATTCAAAATCTATTTGCATTTGATCTGTAGAAACCCTCACAGCCTCAGAGTTGTTTATTTGAGCAAGCGATACTGGCATTACTGCTCCCACGGGAGTACCAGCTTTTATTGTAATTACCCTATTTGGCTCCGTTATTTGTCCAGCTAACTGCCATGGTTTATAAAATGAGGTGGATATTAAATAAGTAAAAATCTGAAAGTCATTAATAAAACTATTTGGGACGGGATATCCAAGCATAGTAACATCTTTATCTGTCTCAAAAAACAATCCAGTTCTAAAACTTACTACTCCCCACCCTCTATTAAAATCTATCCATCTTTCTCCAGATAAAGCCTTTACATTGTCTTTACTTGCGCTCTTAATTCCGTTCCATATAAAAGATATATCTTCTGGAAAAGATATCCCCCAACCATATTTGTTTGCGAGTGTAAGGGGAAAACACCTATATGCGTGATTGTCTGGTAATTCGTCTTGCCATTGTCTGTCTCCCGATAAAGGCTCAAACTTTACAGAAGGATCTATTAGCGAATACTTAAAAGAATACATAATCTCCCTTTTACTTACTATCTAAGTATACTAAATATAGTGCGAAATTAAAAGTGCGCCCGAAAAAAGTGCGGCGGGGCCAGAAGAGATGTTTCACATGAAACAGTGGGCCAATTATTATATTTACGAGATTTTCTTATTTATCCTGGAATGTGTACGATATCTATGACAATTTGAGCATACGATCTCACATTTAGCTATTTCCTGGTCTATACGCTTTTTGGACAATGTGGATATCAATTCCATAACATTGGCATTTTTACGTCCACGGACGTGGTCGAAGTCCATGACATAATATGGATATTTAATCCCACAGTCCATACAAGGAGTTTTCTCCTTAAGATCTCTGATATATTGCGCCAAATAAGCCTTCTGCTTGGCAATAGAGACCTTTTCAGACTTCATGCTAGTATATTACCCAAAATGAGGATCATATGGCTCTAGTATAGCAAAGAGAATTTTTTAAGCTGCCCGCCTTTTTAATTTTTACATTTCATTTCTTAGAACGCATTTTCCACCACATCCAAATATGATGAATAGCCATAAGGCCCATAAGGATCCACATTAGCTGCATTTCAGTTATGCCTAAAACTAAGTTCATATTATGATGATCGTGCATATAGATATTATATCACCTATATGCTTATATATATTCTAGTTGACTAAGATTATTATAGATCTGTAGTCTTTATAAGAGTTTTGTTTTGACTTCCCATTGTTCCTTTACCCTGTTCTAAATCTGCAAGGGCATTTTCTTCTGTATCAGAAATTACATGTACATCGATTTCTAGCTTATAGGTATAGCATTTCATTTTATAGCCTTATCTAATTTTAAATTGTATAAATTTTATTTACAATTCCTTTGATGATTACTCAATGTCATATGAGCAAATCCAGATCTTACTTCTATTTCCCGCCTACATTTCTCACATATAACAACTCTATGCGAAGCCATATACTCCTTCTATATATTATATATATATTATTAAGTTATATCTGGGTATTTAGATTTTTAGGAAAGCCCCCCTTTCCCCCCGTTGTAAAATTTGCTACAATGGTGAGAATAGAGGATAGCTACATCTGGTACATTTGAGTAATCAGTGTAAGCCCCCACAAACCGAAACCTAAGTATAGCATTTAATTTTCTTCTGTGTCAATAGTCTTAATTTTTTTTCTGTGATCTTCGCAAATTGCGTATTTTATTCCTAGGGAACTAATTACGCTGGTGTATGCGTATTTATCACAAAATGAACAGGTCATGAAAAACTATCTCCACAGGCACAGGATCCTTGAGCCATAGGATTATCTATTGTAAAACCAATTTTCTCCATAGTCTCTACATAGTCTAAGGTTGATTCGTTTAGATAAGGCCATGACATTTTATCTATGTGTAGGTCAAAGTCTTTGTGAGAGATTATTTCATCCCCGTCTTTTTTCTCAAAGTCAAAATAGGTCTGATACCTCAAACCAGAACACCCTCCAGGTTGAACTGCAATTCTTAAAAATAGATCGTATTCAGGTGTAGCTATACGACTATCCTTTATAAGAGAAGATACTTTATCTACCGCTTTTTCTGTTAGGTTCATGGATCTATTATATCACCGTCATATATTCTAGTCGACTAGTAATTTATGTTTTCTAAAATGTTAATATATTTTTATTTTGTATGATCGCATATTTAGAAATGTCCGATTTATCCCATTAGTGCGCCCATATGTGGTGTATATCACAGAAAAAATGTGTGAGGCTAATCACAATGTCCGATTTATGTGGGTTTATAAGTTGCGTAGTGTCAGTCCCCTAGTGTAGAGTAATAGTATAAATAAATAAGGGTATGAGCCTAGCAAATAAACCGAAAGGGTGAGCCTAGCAAATAAGACCCACTACTAGAAAGGATAAACCAAATGAGTTTATACACTGAAATAAAAGTAGGAGACTTTATAGAGTTTCCTAAATCTCTTAACCCTAGGTCTTGCGCTCTAATAAAGAGCGGTAAGATTTCTAGAGTGCGTGGTCTAAATGGACACGCTAAAGAAATCTGGACAGATAACGGAGGACACTTTATTGCTTCCCGTTATCGCCATAACTACTACCTAAATAAGGAGGTAAAGTAATGAGTGCTAATCTCTACAATACAGAAAGCCTACTAATAGGTAAGACCTATCGTAGCCGCTCCGTTGAGGGCGAAATTGTATCGGCTGAGAAACACCCTAAAGCCGTATGGTATGAGGGTGCTGAGGCTTATCTTGTCGGTATTCGTAAGAATACAGGCGGATACACCTACCGCTCAGTAGCCGTAGCGTGTGATTAACATCACACCTACGCCCTAGCGTGTCGGCTCGAAATTGTCAGTCCCCCGTGATAGTCTTACAGACATAACAATTAAATAAGAATTAGTAGAG